TAGTAATTTAATATCGTCGTCTGTTGGAGTCTGTTTACCTGTTTGAACCTTAACCGTCTCTTTCCAATTAATAGCACCATCAGCAAGTGGGCTAATAATAAAATTATCATATTTAATTGGGTTTGGGATTGGAGACTCTCCATTACTACCTAACGTTGCGTTTTCAGATAAAGCTTTGTTAAATTTAGTAACATAAGTTTTTAATAATTCAATTGCGTCATTTTTCGCTTTTGTCTCTAATTTTTTGAAAACGTAAACTCTCTCATTTGTATTATTTAGTATAATTGGTTTTGGGTCAAGATAAGTATTAAACCAAGAAACATTTGCACCTCTAACCGAAGAAAAATATTGTTTTAAAATTTCTTTATAAGTTCGGATATTTGATAATGGTTCAACTTTGGCTTTAGGAAACGAATTCATTATATTATTCTCAAACGTACTTAACTTAGTCATTAATTGAAATACCGTTAATTCAGGTAAATCAGGTGCAATTAATCCTTTAGATTTATATTCACTATAAACCTCAGCAATTTTTTGATAACCTCTTTCTGAAACTATTTGAGTTGTAACAGCATCACCACTTTGTGAGTTGTTTTTAGTAACAACACCTTGTACGCTTGATTGGGATTCAGCAGCTTTGTTTGATTCTTGAGTACCTCCCGGAGTTGTTGAAACATTAAAAGTTTGTCCATACATATGTGGAACCGCTAATAAATGTCCCATTGAGATTTCATTAAGTACATTAAACTTATATCCCTTAAACTTTAAACTAACTTGATAATTCCCACTAAACGAATTAAATCTGGCATTAAAAGTTTCTAAATTTAATTGATATCTAATCGCTTGTCCATAAAATCCTTTTAACGTTAAATAAAATGGTGGATATGGTAAATTAAAAAACGCAGAGTATGGAGAGTTATTCCCTAATTGAAATAACGCTTTACCTTGAACGTCTTCCAATTCCATTGTTACCGAAGGAACAAATGATGAATTAGTCGTAACATTAATTTGTGTAATACCTAATAATCCATTGTCAAAAACATCTTTTAAATTTGCAGGAGAACTAATAATATAAGGTGTATCACCATCTTTTGGGACTACCGCCTTTTCCATCATTTGATTATCACCTTTGAATTTTGTTGTATTCTCTCCCGTTAACTCATCGTAATAACCTACGCCTAAAAACGAATCTTTAGTTGGTTTTAAGAAATTCATTTTAGCAACAGATATAGTTCTAATTCTATCTTCAGGACTTGCCCCTACCGCAAGTTTAGTTCTTGGAAGAACTTCCGCTTCCAAATTTGCATACATCACTAAGCTCTCATGGTCTATTAATCTTTCCTGTATTTTACCCGCAGAATCAATTGTTTTGTTAGGGTCAACAACAATAATATTATTGTAATCAAACTCTACTAATATATCTCCGTTGTTGTCTGCTCTTAAGTTACCTGCCATAATAATAAAAATGATTTTCTAATGCTCCCTTATAGTCCTGTAATGAAGGTAGTAACGGAAATGGTATAATCAATACCGCACCATCATATATGGTATTTTCTAAACCACCAAATTGAGGATTTGCTTGAAGTATCAACCACCCAAAATATGGTGAGTCATAATAATCCTGAGATACTTTATCCAATCGACTTCTACCCACTTTATAAATAAATGCTTTATCCGTAGGTTTTTGAGGTAACTGCACGTAAGGTACAACGGTTTGTTCACCGTTAATTAGAAATTCACTATACCTATTCCAATATTGAAATGCCATTAATTAAGTTTTACTTTTGATATGTATGCTCCTGTTGAAACTCCGTCATCGGAATTCCATTTATTATTATCTGTGTTTCTATTTGTAGTATCCGCCAATGAAGATATCATAGTTTTTTGTGATTTTATCTTATTGTCACTTCCATCAGTATCTGTTGTGTAGGTAAATACTCGTGTTTTTTTATCGAATGGTGTAAATTTTAAATAATTTTTCAACTTATTTTTTTCAACATCATCAATAAACGCCTTTGTTGTATTATTCTCATCAACAAACAACGGTCTTGTTTGAGTAACCCAATAGTTATCAAACTTAGCCTCAACATCATCAAACCCACCACTTAATAAACCACTATTGTTAATAATATTACCAATCATCGCAGTTTTAAATTTTTCATATTTTTTAACATCAACAACATCATCAGAAACTATCATATAAACTCTTCTAAAAATATTATTTTCAAATTTAGCATTTTTACTAAATGGTTTAAACACATTTTCAACAGTAATACTACTGTCCAAAGATTTACCTTTAGTATCCGTTTCAAAAACTAAAGTACCTTTATAAGCTAATTTGTCTGATGGATTAATAAACTCAGTTTCACTCCATATCAGAAGATTAAACTCTTGGATACTATCGTATATTTTTCTAATGTCATTATCAAGTTCAACTAATGTATTAGAAGCCCCTGTTGATGACGTATGAACTTCCGACGTTCCACTAGTCACATACACTTTAACAGGCCCTGATTTTGCCTGATATCCATCAGTACCACTAGGGTAACTTGTTGCATTAAAATTTATAATATTAGCCCTACCGATTGTTTGAATATATGTCTGTTCTGTAGTTGTAATATCTTGAGTTATTTTAGTTATAGCGTTTTGAAATGACGCTCGTTTGTTTTTTACAAAATTTTTATAATTTTCTTTTAACTGACGAATCACTTTAGGTGAAAAATTACAAACAGTCGACGACATAAAAGTAATAAACCCTTCATCCCCACTTTGAATATTCGATTCTAATTCACCAAAAATTGCATCAAATCTTTTTTCAACATTACTCGGTTTTCCAAATAAAACAGATGCCTTTGGGTCAACCCCAAAATTACCTTGTGTATAAGAACGTTCCAACATCCATTGTTGTCTAACCGCATTATTATATTGATTAACACTTTCTTTTGTTTTGTTAACAACTGTTTGGAAATATGTTTGAGTTTCATTGACAAACTTAACCATAAAGTCAGAATAACTAAGAGTTCCTGTTTCAGTATTTCCTGATATAACATTTGTTAATGTAACACCAATTGTACTATTATTGTTTTGACCATTCTCAACCGCCGCTTGATTAATTGCCGGTGCCTGTGGAGGAGATGCCATCGCTAAAAATTCTTTATCTAAAACTTTTAAGAAATCTTCCTGTGCGGTAGCATCCGCCCTATCATCCCAAATTTCAGTATTAGCATAATAATTAAACGTTAACGCATTTTGTAATTTATCAATAGATTCTTTTAATCCACTACCACCAACAAATTTAAACCCTAAAGTTACATTCGCAATCATTGGTTGAATACCAATTCCTTCTGGATTAATATCTAACGATTCATACGCAAGACTTAATGATTCAGGTATAATTTTTGTATTATAAAAATCCCCAATACGTAATACTAATACCGGAGGTGCTCCAAATGACGTATTCGTTGCATTATTGTATTGTAATTGTTGTTTACCTGCAATATCCTTAATTGTTGGAATAGTATCTCCCGGTCTCATACATTGTTGTAAAAATGTAAGACGAGAGTTTAATCCTTCAGGTGTTGTTGAATGGAATGCCGGTTGAAAGAATTTCAACTTATCTCTAAGGTTATCATAAACCATAGGTGTTTCAGCTTTGATTGTTTCGAAATAATCACACTCCGATAATAACGCTCTCAACACACGTTTAGTAATGTTATCTCTTGGTTTCCATTCTTGTGAAACAACTTCTTCCGTAACTGTTTTTAATACTTTATTTTCTTCAACAATTGTCGTGTATTGTGCTGGTGGAGTTGTTGTAGGTTGTTTAATTGTTGGTAATATTGTTTTAACATAACCTCGTCTACAAGCCATTGCATTTGTAGTTGTAATATCATTAGGTCCTACCTGTGCAGTATCTCCTCCAACAGCGTTAGTATCGTTATCAGAACAATTTACATTTTTACCAATTTTATACGCTTTAGTTGCAGTATCAAACTGTAAAACCTGAGCATTTTCACCATATACAGTTGTCGCTTTAAGTAATAATTTTTGTTTTGATAAAAATGGTTTTAAGGAATCACTTTCTTCAAAAAACTTAATAATCGAAGCAATTCTTCTTTTAGCCAACTCAATATTATATGATTGAGTTGCAGGTGCAGAACAACTAGCATCGATAGTAACCGTTATATTACCTTCACTATCTTTGTATTGAGTTAATTGTTTAGCCAAATCATTAACAAATTCTTTTGCTAAATTATAATTAGGGATAACAACCGAATCAAAAAATACATTAGTTTCTTGAGCGTTCGGTCTAGTATTATAATATTGTCTATTACCCGAACTAGTATATCTTGTAAATTCTTCAGTATAATTAGGAATTGGTTTATCTTTTTTAGGATAATCATTTCCAAAATAAAAACCTAACTGTTCATATTTTTTAAAATCAACATTAGTGTTTCCACCACCACCTTCTTGAGCCACGTTAACATCAGCGCCGGTTGGTGAATTAACACCAGTTTGAATAGTTTTTTTAATATACTCAGTTTGTTCTTTTGTTGTTTCCTTAGATGATATCGCCTCTTGTAGTTGATACAAATCATTTGGATTAACTGTATAATATTTTTTAGCTAATTCATATAAATCATATTTTCTACATCCGGCAAAGAATGATTCTAAAATACTATCAACTCTAACTTTATTAGTTTCATTACTTAATATTTTATTAACCACAACATTCAACGCAGATGGATGGTCAACAACTATCTTCCACGTTAAACTACCTGAACGAGATGTACTCTTATATGTGTAGATAGGTTCCGGTCTACCAAGGAATTCACTTGAATTCCAGTTCGCTTGAGTTTGCTCAGTAAACGTTAAACCATAAGGAGCAAACCACATAACTCTACCTCCATTAGGACCTCTCTCACATATTGCCAAATCTGAAACTGAATATCCCGGAGTACTTGAAGTTCTCCATGCCAAATTCTCCAATGAAAACATATATTTTTTGGCATATCCATTATTCATCCCACCAATAAGGTTAGTAGAATCCTGTCCACCTTCTTGTTTGTTTGGAGCAATGTTTAAGTTATAGGTATTATCAAATACCGAATCAGAAAATCTTCTACCGGATGTCGTAATACCATCTACTTTTTGCAAATCATTGTATTGTAAGTATGGAACATCTTTTGCAAAAATACGACAATACTCCGTTCCAACTTCTTGTCCAACAGCACCAACATATCGGTAAACCTGAGAACCTTTAGTTATTTCTTTATATCCATCGTGGAAAACTTTACTAACTTGGTCAATCGCATTACCTACGTGTTGTAATCTTCGACCTCCTTGAGGTTGACTATTAATTAATCTCTGAGTGTCATCTAAAATAGAACCCCCCTTAAAAGTCCTGTTTGTTGATTCAGTTGTGTTATATGATGAAGGTTTAAAGTCTTCATCCTCATTTGTAACAACACCACCTAAACCAACTTTTTTTCCGGCATTATCTTTATACTTTGGAGAAACCCAAGTAAAACCACCTTCAATACCACCACCATTAGAATATGTAGGTCCATTAGCACCTAATCTAATATCTTTACTTGGTCCTTCATAAAGTTGTGCTAACTCTTGAGGCCCATATACTGGTGATTGTTGTTCTTTACCAAATTGGTCAACAGGTAAATCACCTCCCGGAGAAAATATTCTTGACGGGTCAGAATTTCTTGAACCAACATAAAAATTACTGTTATCAGATAATGTCCCGGTTAACGCACCGGCAACTCTATCAAATACACTTCTATCAAAATTTGGTTTGTATTTGTTATAATCAATGTTTTTAAACAAACGTGATTTTTGACCAGCACCTGTATTGTTATAAAAAATTTGTGACCCGGTTTGACCCGCACCTAATAATTGATTAAAAAAGTTTCCAACAGTTGTTCCTGCAATTGCGTTTGTAACTTGTTGAATTGTTGTAGGTTGACCCGGATTAATCGCTGGGTCAAAATAAGAACCCGGAATTAAACTTATAGGTAAAATACTACCACCTAATCTAAGTGCAAAATCAGCGGCAGCTGTGATTGGATTTGATGGTACGGTTATTTGCCAGTTTGGTTCTAATATTGGAACTTGTCCTGATAAAATATTAACTAAGTCAGTACCACTTGTAACATTTAATATGTTGGCTTGTCCTATCGTCTCTAATCTTATTCGAGCGGCAATTCTTTCTTGGAATTCATTTCTAAGTGTTTGTGCCCCTAAACGAGCAATATACGAATCCTGACTTAGATTACCATTACTACCGGTTGGGTTAGTTGATAATAAGATTGATAATGGAGAATACGATGATGCAACAATTGGTCCCGGATATGGTTGTCCGTTACCTTGTCTGTCTTGGTCAGGTCTAACTGTCTCTAAACTTGAAAATGATTCTGCCGAGTCAAACACATTTAACCCATCAGCATAAGCATTTAATGGTCTCCATAACCTTACCGCGTCATAACCCTCATCAACAATATGAGCATCTTGTTGACCTGGTCCATATTCACCTTGATTAGAAATACTATTAGTTAATCCATTTGGGTCGGGAACTTGTTGATATCCACCTTCATTACCATATCGATTTAAAGGATACAGTTGATTAGCTAATGATGGGACATCAATAAGTTGGTCAGGACTATCAATAACCGATAAATCTGACTGAATATGTTCATACGGAACTTGAACAGAAGGTCTACTTGGAGATTTAGCGTAAGGTACTAAATTCCTTGTTATTAATTTCTTTCTGAAACCATCCGAATTTACGTAATCTAATGGACTATTTGACATCTATAATTTTTATTTATAAATAGATTATTAATAAGTTTTTGAAACAGGTTCTTTTGATTCACTAGGTATTAACCTAACAATATAATCCTTAAATCTTGAATCATTAAATGTAGTATCTAAAATTTGTTTTAGTTGTTCTGATGAAAGTCCCGCAGGAACTTTAACATCAACCTCAATTTTTCCTCCAACATCAACAGTTCCTTTAGTTGTTTGAGTTGTTGTGTTGCTTTGCGTATTTTGTAATGTTTCTATTTTATTTCCTGACGACGCGTTTAATGGAGATGCGGAACTTGGTGATTTAACACCAGAAATCTCATTAATTTTTTGAAACCCACTTTTAAGTGTACTCTCACCAACTGTCCTATTTGTTAGTTTTGTTGCAATATTTTCACCAACCTCTTTTAGTGTCTCAGTAAATCTTTTTTGAGATGCGTCTAAAGTAGTTCCAAGTCCATTTAATCCATTTGATAATACATCGGTAAGAGGTTTATTACCCTCTTTTAAGTCTGTTGCAACCTTACCTAAAGTATCTAATATACCTTCACTTAAATCCCTATAATCTTTTGTTTTTCCAAATTTATCAGAAGTTTCCCCAAGAATTGTTTTACTCGCTCTTTGAGCACCTGCAAGACCTTGTCTTACTTGTTTTGGACTAGTAACTCCTTGTTCAAAAGCAACTCTCATCGCTTTAATATCTGCCAACATTGCTTGGTCAATAGTAAGTTGTGACCTAGCAATCTCTTCTAATGTTTTAGGACCTTCTTTTTGTTCTTTAATCAATTTATCCATTTCGGTTTGAGTAACCTCACTTAACTTTTTAGTATACTCATTACCCTTGTCATCTGTAAGTTTAACTTCATAATCACCACCTTCACCCATTTTGGCAATATTGGCAAGATATTGTTTATCTTCCTCTTTGATATTCAAACCAGCCATATTAACCGCCGAAAGTCTTTGGTCTAACTCCGCAGCCGCAAGTCCCATTTTTGACATTTCTTTCGCACTAACCCCTGTTTGTTTTTCCATTTCTTTTAATGTTAAAACTCCTTGAGGATTAATCTTGAATGTTTTTGTCTTTTCGTCAAAATAAGTATATTGTTTTGCAACATCCGCTAAACTATCTTGTAATCCTGATGGGTCATTAATAGACATATTCATTAATTGGAATGGGTCTGCTAAATTACCCGCGGACACACCTAATCTTTGAAAAGCAGATGCAACTTCAATTGCGTTCTCAGGGTCAAGTACTTTTTCTGCTAACGCAAATGTTTGACCCATATCAAATCTCAACATAGACGCTTGAGCCGCCATTTTAGTTAACCCCTGAACACCACCAGCAAATTGGTATCGATTCATTTGGTCCATATTCTTAGTAACATCTGCCATTACCGCTTTGGTATTACCACCAATACTACGAACATAGTTAACAGAATCTTCTAATTGTTTTCCAACTTGTTCAATCCCAACACCAACATCTAAAAAGGCGTTACTTAAACTCTCAGCACTACCCCCAACAACTTGGGTTGCTGCATAAAGTTTTTCTACATCTTCAGTGTTTGCAATAACATTACGTCTTGATGCATCTGCAATACCAATCATTGTAGATTGAACATCTTTCATGTCTCCCCCTAAACGAGCAATTCTTGGAGCGGCGTCTGAAATTGACTTATACATTTCAGAAAGTCTCTCTTGTCCTTGTCCAAAGGTTTTATTAAGTTCGACTTGAGCATTATAAGTTTCCTCAATTGTCTTACCTAATGTTTGCCATGTTACTGTCGCCTCTTTTCCAAGTTTTTGAGCGAACGTTAACGATTCCTCAGTTCCTTCTTTTAATTTGTCTTTTTCGTCTCCTGCTGCCATAATTTGAATGGTGTTTTAATATAAATACAAAAGGACTGAGTTTTCAGTCCTTTGAGTTATCTTCAATCCACTTATCTAATAAATATTTTCTAACAAATAGAGGCATTGCTTGAAAATCTTGATAAGTTATGTTCATTAATTTGTTCAAATAGTAGAATTCATCTATCTGTCCTTTTCTATAATCAGAAGAAAGGACGAAAAAAGTCAACCCCAAATCCGACATTAACTGTCATCTTTTCTCCTGATGGGGTAATTACAACTCTACTTAAATCTAATCTTGGTTCATTATCATTCATAAATTTTCTTATGAATTTTGAATCCAAAATTGGCATTTGTTCGACAAATTTGGCTATTTCTGCTTTATCAGTAGTTCCATTTACTTCTATAATCTCTTTTTGTAATCTCCAAGTAACTTTTGGAACTACTCTTCCTTTAGGATATGATTCTTCCAACTTACTTATTTCTAAAACTTCACCATAAGTTAATGGTCTTAATTTAACGGTTGCCTGTGATTTAGGTAGTTGTATAATAAAACTACCATCTTCATTAGGTATTTGACCATTAATAACATTTAATTCATCTAAAGGAACTGTTGCCTGAAATGATTTTCTTGTTGAAGGGTCGATTAAATTCAAATTAATCTCCGGTCCAAAACCAGTATTTCTTAAAAAGATTAAAACTGCCTCCACATCACCTTCTAACATATCCTCAACTTTTAAGTCCGGTTCATAGATTTTACTTCTTAATAGTGTTGTGGTCATATCATTTCCACCCCCCATTAAAATGTTTTCATCATTAGCCGTTAGATATCCTACCTTGATAGATTTCTTTTTGTTTTTATAAAATATTCCTCCCGACGGTAGTGGTACTACATCGTGTGGTAACGTAAAATTTTGTTGTCCGTATTCGATTGCTTGATTTTCCATATAAAAAAATAACCGTAAAGTTTATGTCTTTACGGTTAAATATAATTAGTATTGATTTTTTATCAACACATATGTTTTTATTAATATTAAAAAATTAATAAACTAATACACAACGGTCCATTCTTAATGACACACTAATATCAGCAAGACCATCAGTACTGTACCCTAACGAACCAAAGTCAACACTAGTTAAGAATGTACCATACAGAATCCATTTTTCAACCACAACTCCTGTTGGGTCTAACATCTCAAGGTCAATATCTTTCTTGTAACCCGCAGCATAACCCATACGACCTGTAACAGATTCAGCATGTAAACGAACCCATTCCATAAGTGCTTGTGCCGCAGACGGTCCAATTGGGTCTCTAAATTTAACAGGTATTTCATCCCAGTTAAATCTTCCCGCAACATAGGTTGATGTATTTAAAAATTGTATTTCAGTTGAAGCAATTTTAATTTTAGGTCTTGCAGTACTTTCTACAAACCATTCGTTAATCCCTAAGCTTGATGGAAACCTTAGTATGAATCGATTCTGTCTTTTCGGTTCGTAAGGAATCGGCATTTTCATCAATAAATCAGCCATATTATTTTAAATTAGTTTTTCTTTGTTTATTATCATAAATATATCCAAATGGAAAATATTTTTATTGACTTTCTGAATTTAATTTATTATCATTATAATCCAGTCTAGTTTATTTAATTCTAGTTAATTTAACTAGTTTTTTATTTAATTATTTAATACTAGTTCTTTATTACTAGTTAATATTCTTTTTTTATTCCTCCTGCAGTTGAATAAGTTTTTACAATATTGTCTTCTTTGTCTTTGAAGTGTTTTTTCATAACTTCCACATTTCGAACATCATCATCCGAGAATCCAATAGTTGGTTTCGATGGTACAAAATTATTACTCACTTCTTTTTTAAGGAACGCCTTTTTGTCTAATTTTGAAGAGATATCTTTAATATGGTCCACGAATTTATCCATTGCACGAACTTTAGCTTCTTCAGGATTTGCAGCACCTTCAGGGTCGTTATAAGAAACAGGATGAAATCTACACATATCTAAATATGATTTAATTAATTCATCATCACTCATCTCATCATCTCCCGAAATACTTCTATATTTTTTTAAGTTTTTAATTAACTCATCTTTATCAATACCATTAAATCCTTCTATTATGTAATTGTAAACGGCTTGTTTTAAGGTATTAGGATTATGTCCTCGAGCGGTTATTATAGAAAAGATAGAACCTCCGTTAATCGCCTCTCTAAAGTCGTCAAACGCTGGTCCGAGCTTAGCTCTCATAGAGTCAATCAAAAAGTTTTTATCTCCCGGTGTTTGAAAGTTTTTAAAAGGTTCTTCACCATATCCTACAACAGTCTCACCATCATATTCAAAAGGTTCTTTTCCTAATTGATGTCTGTATTCGGCAAAATCATCAGTACTCATACCAATTTCATCACCGGATTCAGTTTTAACCATAATTTTGGTTGGCATATGAACTATGTTATCATCCCAATCGAATGCATAATATTTCATATCAGGTGTACCCTGCTCGTCAATTCCTTCTTTTAATGTATTTCTTTTCATAATTGGCTAAAAAGTGGGGACGAATCCCCACTTATGGTTTTTATTAAATATTCTCGAACGATGCTCCTGTTGGAGTAATGAAGAATTCAATATCGATGAACTCTAACGCTTTCGTCGGTTTCAAGTAAATTTTACCTGTTAAAGTATTTCTATCTAAATCCTCAGGTGAAGATGAAACTGTTACACGGAAATCGTATAAACCTCGGTCTCTTCTAATTGAGTCTAAGATTGGGTTAACACTATCTAAGAATTGTTGTCTAACGATTTGGTCGTTTTGTTCGAACAATAATCTTACTGCCACCGCTGATATCAATTTACGAGCTTGAAGTAATAATCTTCTTACATTCAATCTGTTAAGTGCTGTGTCAGCAATTTGTAATGTTTTATTACCCCAAATAACCGTACCAACATCTGAGAAAGTTGCGATAGGGTTAATTCTACCTTGGTAAAGTGTGTCTCTATCTTCTTGAGTCAACTTAACTCTCGCTTTAACAGAATTTACAAGACCTCTTGTGTAACCCGCTGATGCGAACCACGGGAATGCAATGTTATCGGTTAATGCTAAGTTT